TCATTTCCGAAGTGTATGATTTTAAGAAATCTAAAAACTCCTCTTCATCATCTTCTTCAACATCCAACTCATCGTAATCTAATAGATTCCATTCAGGTTGGTCAGTTTTATCATCAGGTACTCTACCCGGCGAATATCTATCTAAATCATCTTCTTTAAGTAAGTTTGTTAATTTTATCATAGTAGTTTCCCCCATACAATATAAATATATAGTTATTTAATTAACCAAGTTAAATCTTCATCGGAATCACCAACCTTCATTGACCAAGGATTGGAATCCATAGAAGAATTGCCCCCGAAACCATCTAATGTAAATGAATGCTGTTGGATTCCGCCAAGAGTTCTTTTAGTTAAATCCACACCTTCTTGTCTTAATCTTAAAGCAGTATCCCTAACCCATAAAGCAATTCCTAATGACATTATAAGGTCATCATTATAACCTCTCATTGCTTCTGCACGATTACCATTCCAAATAAAAGTAAATAATTCTTCAATACAACGATTGGAACGAATTGTTACTTCTTTTTCTCTGATATATTGTTCTAATTTAGAAATGATTAGAGGTCTTGTTTTCATTGTTGTGGAGAATCCTGCAACCATACCTCTTTCTTCTGCACGATAACGATTGTGTAACTGATGTTCTACATCTACATATTTTAAATCTTTACTCATGTAGAATAAGTTTCGATATCCCCTATCAATTACTTGTTGAATTACTGCCCAACCAATGTTAGCGTTTTCAATTACAAGTAATGCCTCATTATATTCGGTTGCAAGAGCCACAAGGAAATTACCAAAATCTTTGGTATCCATTTTTCCTTTGTATTCCGCTACTTGTGTTGCTGTTTCCACATCAAACACATGACACGCCGAGTAATCTCCACCATCGCCTCGGGCAACGTCAGCAACTACCATATATCCTTTTTGGTAATTTGGATATTCCCATTTCCAAAGGTTGTGGTCAACCCAAGTTTTTTCCAATGGTTCTTGAACATAAGTTTCTTTATAGAACATAAGAAGTTGTGGGTCAATTACGGTATCACCTGAAGAAACGAAATCACAATCACATTCTTGTGCTGCACCCTTTGGTCCTAATAGAACTTCTTGTTCATCTCTCCAACTTTGGTTTCGTTCAGGATGAACTGACCAATGTAATCGAATTGTGTTGAATGCGTTACTACCATCTTCTGCACCTACCCATGTTCTATGAAAGAAATTACCCACACCATTTGGAGTAGATAAGATAATAGAATTACCACCGGTAGATAGGGTTGATTGTGCGGATATCCAAATTTCTTCAATGTTATCAATGAAGGCTGCCTCATCAAATACAAGTAAGGATAGGGCTTCAGAACGTCCTGCATCACCTGAAGATGATGTTGCTTTAATTTGAGAACCATTTGCATATCGTAAGGATAGTTTATTGTCCTCTACTGTGGTTTGTTTTAACCACGAGGGTAAGTATTGGTTCATAACTCGAACCTTCGTTACAAGGTTCTTAGCAACCTCCTGTTTGGTTGCAATTACCAACACATTGAAATCTTGGTTGAATAACATCTTCCAAAGTGAAAATCCCGCAACCAAAGTTGATATACCCGTTTGACGAGATTTTAAAACGATGTTATATCGATGGTCTTTAAATTCAGTAAGAGTTCGTTCTTGGAATGGATACAAATGAAAAGGAATTTTACCACGAACTGGGTGCTGAATCATACAATACTTCTTCATAAAGTAAATTGGGTCTGATGCGCACTTCTGGTACTCTAATTTTATTATTTCCTTTAAACTTTGTTGAGCCATATTATTGTAGTAATAATAAACCGGTGGCGGCTACACCTACATAGGTTCCAACCTTAAATAAAAATGTCTTTCTCTTTTCAGATTTTAATTCTTTTAGTAAAGATTCCGATTTTTGTCTTTCTAAATTAAATTGTTCATCTTTTTTAATAATGATTGTATTTAAGTTCACAACTTTAGATTCTAAATTTAGAATAATAGAATCCTTGACAACTATCTTTTTTTGTTCTAAGTTTAAAAGTTGTTGGGTTTCTTTTAATTCTAACCCAACCCCATCACCTTTAATTAAATCTTTAATTACCAGTCTTGCTACTGGTTCTTTCAACGATACTATCGTATCTGTCTGCGAAAAACTTTTGAAGCTCACTAAAAGTAAAAGCATCAACGGAATTAATTTTCTCATCTGTATTTTCCTTTATTGTTGTTATGTTGTTTTGAACTCTTGTTATATCACCATCTATTAATTCTATTTCAGTATGAAGTGATTCTATTTTTAAATCCAATTCTTCATTTGCAATAGATATCGAATCTATTTCTTTACCAATATTGTCTATTTTTTCATTATAAGAATCAATATCAGTTTTAACTTCATTCATGGTATATAAATTATATAATAATAATCCAATAACCACTATTATTAAAATATAAAATTTTCTATCTTTCATAAGTAATGCTCCAAATTATTTTGTTTTAATATATCAAAAGCTTCGTTTCTTAAAATTTCCAATTCTTTTATCTCGTTTAATCCTATTTCTATTAGTTCTTGTATTTCATTTTTAATTTCGTCTACTGATTTTGGTAATTCCCATTTTTCAATACTACCATTTTCATTTACGAATTCATAATAAGGTTTAATATCAAGTAACGATTGCTTTAATTCTTCTATTTTTTGTTTTCCGTATATTATCATACGAGTTTTTACTCGATATGTTTCATATTCTTTAAATAAATCAAGTGTTCTAAATATATGTTCGATTTCAGAGTTACAATTGATGCAATATCCTACTTTTTCAATAATTTTTCTATCTTTATCACTTTTTTTAATGGTTTTACACTCAGGATTTTTACATTCTGATTTTTTAGCTATATAATCTCTAATTTCTTGTAAAGCATCTGAGTTTTTTCCAGTTTTAAGAGTATATCCTTCTTTTTTTTCATATTTGTGAAACTCATCTTCCCAAATATCACCAACCTTTCTAGTTTCTTCAGTTTTTGTCCAACCAATGGTGGTATTTTTATCATACTCACCAGTTTGAACCATGTCTACCAACTTTCTACGAGTTGGATGCATATACTTTCTTTCAAATTCCTTACCCATTGTTATATATTAGGTTATATTATTGTATATAAATATATACAAACTAAATTATGAGTAAAAAATTCCTAAAAGTTGGTTTAGAGATGCAAATGCACCAGTTAATTTGAAAGTATTTCCATTATATACAAAAACAATACCTTCATTTGGTACAATTTTATCAGGACCACCAATTGCTTGTAATCTTCTTAACTCTAATTTCAATTTTTCAATCTTTTTAGGGTCTCCTGATTTCTGAACATCTTTAATTGTTTGGTCTAATCTCTTTTTCATATCCCTAATTGCAGAATCAGGGTTTACTGTCAATACCGATGATGTAAATTGTAAAACTTCTGCACCAACTCCCAAGAAAATATCCTCAAATTTCATCAAATTTTGTTTTGTGATTTTTGCTTGGTCTTCTTTATCAGTTTTTAGTGCCCAATTTAACACTTTCTCATCAGTTATGTTTTTATTATCTATTCTAAATCCTTTATCACCAAATGCCCATCTCTTAACTAACCCCATTTTGGTTTTATTATCCAAAGATGATGGTGATTTCTTATCTACAAAGTTACTCCACCATGCTTGATGGTATTCTGCAACCCCATCAGTATCCTTTAAACCGAATTCTGATTGTAATTTAGAAATTTGTGAAATGAATTTTGGTTTTTGTGATGATAATTCTTGTTTTTTAGGTAAAGAAAGTACAGGTGGACCTTGAATTGTGTAACTATCTTGAACATTTTTGTTCACTTGTTTAATCATACCTGCCAAAATTCTTGCTGCTCCTTGATTTTCACCAATTGCCTCACCTGCTTCGTTGTATTCCATCGTTCCATGAAACACTAATAGTGCTTGACCGTAAGGAATTACATTGACTGATGTTGGATAAATCACTTCAAGGTTCATGAAACATGCACCATCCTTAAAAATCTTCTGTCTTTGAGGTTCAGAAAGTGATTTTATAGCAGATGTAAGGTCTTTCATTGCAAAATTATACGCTTTTTCCAATTCTCCTCTACCACTAAACTTATCTGCAACACCTTTTATATCCAATGCATTTGCACCTTTGTTTTTTAAGTGTCCTTTATTACGAGCCGCAACTAATCTTCCACCTACCCATGAGATTGCAAGTGCCTGTCCATCGGTTTTTTCTCTTGCAAGTTCTAATTTTCCATCCAATGCACGATTAACAATATCTTTTAGTTGTCCAAAAGTTAAATTGATTTCAGTATCAAAGGGGTGATTCATGTGTC